CCACCTGCTCCACCTGCACCAGCCCCGTTCGTTCTACCTAATCCAACACCAACTGCAAGAACAACTTTTGCAGGAGCACGTATTAAAGCGTATCAATCAGGTACTAGTATTTTTGTACCTGTATTTTTACCTAGCGGGCTAGAATTAACAAACGTAAACGGTTGGGGCCCTGCGCAATGGGATGCTCAAATAGAAAGAGCAAACCCACAAGATTTGTCTGCATTAACTAGTTTGAAAGCTAGTTACGATACTGTTATTACTCCGCTTGTAGATGATGTTAAGAAACAATTAGCAGAGAACGAAGCGGCAAGAACAGAATATAATAATAAAAAGAATGCAGTTGGCACCGGTACTAATTCAGTACCAGTCAATAAAGCAGTAGTAGATGATGACGCTACTGGTGGATAATAACAACCGAGTAAGGTAAGAGAACATGGCAGAAGACTATTTTAAACCAAGAGGCAGAACAAAGGCAAGTGAACCAGATGCAGGTAATGCGGTTACACGTGAAGTTCCTGTTTTTGGTATTGTTAAGGACAATATTGATCCTACACGATCAGGTAGATTGCGTGTATACATATCTGACTTAGGCGGTGAAGACCCTGATGATTCTGATAGTTGGTCTACTGTTTCATACATGACTCCGTTCTATGGAAGAACTGAACCATCAGGAGGCGATACTGGTTACGGAGAGTTTACTTCTAACTCAAGTTCTTATGGTATGTGGAGTAGTCCACCTGATATCGGAACAACTGTTATTTGTTTGTTTGTTAACGGTGACCCTAATTATGGATTTTGGATTGGATGTGTACCTAAAGCAGAAGCATTGTATATGGTCCCTGCAATCGGTAGTAGTGACAAAGTAATTACTAACGCAGGAGAAGCCAACAGTTACGGTGGTGCAACTAGACTACCGGTAACAAACATGAACTCTAACAACTCTGATATATCAGATAGTCCTACTTTTTTGAATGAACCAAAACCTGTTCATAGTTATGTAGCATCTATTTTGAGTCAACAAGGCTTGATACGAGATCCAGTTCGCGGGACTATTAGTACCAGCGCACAACGAGAATCACCTTCACGTGTAGGGTGGGGAGTCAGTTCCCCCGGTCGCCCTATCTATGAAGGTGGGTACACTGATGAGTCTATAGCAAGCGCGGCAACATCTGGTTCAACCGGAGAAGATTTAAAAGTTATCGCCCGTAGAGGTGGCCACTCAATTGTAATGGATGACGGTGATCTTACAGGATCAGACCAATTAATCAGATTGCGTACTGCTTTAGGACATCAAATATTAATGAGTGATGATGGTCAATGTTTGTTTATTATACACAGTAATGGTCAGAGTTGGATTGAGTTAGGCAAAGAAGGTACTATCGACATGTACTCTACTAACTCAGTTAACATTAGAACTCAAGGTGACTTGAACCTACATGCAGATAACAATATAAACATAAACGCAACTAAACAATTAAACATTCAAGCAGAGTCTATAAACATAAACTCTGAAAAAGAAACTAGCCACAAAGTAGGAACAGACTATAGCGTATATACTAAGGGAAAAGAAACTCACAAAGTTGATGCGCAAATGAGTTTTGAATCCGGTAGTGATGCATCCTTTGCAAGTAAGAACCTTACTTATATCAATGGAAGCAAAGTAAATTTGAATACAGGCTCAACCGGTACTGTACCAAAAGTTGTTCCACCTATTCCAATTCAAGCACATACTGATACATTGTTTGATGCGATTAAAGGATATGCCGCAGCACCGGGTAAATTATTAAGCATAGTAAGTCGTGCTCCTGCTCATGCGCCTTGGGCCAATTGGGGACAGGGCGTGGATGTCAAAACTAGCACAAACGCAAGCTCAGAGTTACCTTCTCCACCTTCACCTGCAGTTGCAAAAACAAATGCCGCAGTCGCGGGTGCAGCTCCTGCAACAATAACAGCCGCTACATCAGCTACAGTACCTCCTGTGGCAGCAATAAGTGCAGCCATTGACAAAAACACAACAGCCGCAATGGTAGGAGCTGTAGCAAAATCTGCCGCAGAAGGTCCTGCTAAGGCTGCTGTGGCAGCAGGAGCAGGTATTGTTCAAACCGCACAAGGTGCAGTAGCCGCAGTAGGTAGTTTAGCACAGACTCCTAAGCAATTACAAGATGCAGGTATTATTAAACCAGGTGCAGCCGCATTAGTAAACTCATTAGTACAAGGTGGTGCAAATGTTACAGCCGCAATGACTAACAACTTATTCACTGGTAAGCCAGGTGCAGAGACATTAACTAAATTAGTTCAAAATACAGGAGCGCAAGTTCAAGCACAAGTTGAACTATTTCAAAAATCACAAACAGCACTTACCTCAGCCGGCGTGATGACAGGTAAAGAAGCTCCGGGAGCAGTAGCTGGTATGGTTATGGCAGGAGCACAAGTAGGGGTTAATGCTACAGTAGATGTAGTTAAGAATGTTGCTTCATCTGCAACTGCTGCCGTCACCGGAGTTACTAATGTGGTCAATGGTGCAGTAAATGGGGCAACAAGTGCGTTAAACGGGGCACTCTCTGGTGCAACTAATGCAGTAAACGGCGCAGCCAACGCAGTTGCAGGCGCAATCTCTACTGGTAATTTTGCTGCCGCACTAGCTACTACAACAGGTGGATTAGGAGCTATTGCAGGCGCATTATCTAGCGCCGCAAAAACTGCAGGCGCAGGAATAAGCGGACTACTAGATTCTGCTAAAGGTGTCGCAGGATCAGCTTTTGCCGCAGTTACCAGTGCGTTTAAACCATTGAAAGCCGGTATACCACAGAACTTAACTGCAATCGCAGAAGCAAACGCAAAGGAACTAAAAGCTAAAGCTGAAGGAATAGTATCATCCGTAACTAGCGCACCTGGGTCAATTACAGGTGCTTTGGGTACTGTTACTGGTGCACTGGGTACTGCAACTAATGCACTAGGAAGCGCAGTAAACGCTGCCGTAGGTAGTGCTACTGGAGGACTTACCGGTGCACTATCTAGTGCTACCGGATTGACAGGTGCATTGTCTACCGTAGCAGGAGCAGTGGGAAGTACAGTATCAAGTGTTGCTAACAGCGTATCTTCAGCAATATCAGGTGTCACTAAGGGGGTTACTACTGCATTACAAGGTGTAAGTAGTGGATTATCTGCTATCCCAGGTGGACAGAATGCAGTAGCATCAGTCGTTGATAATGCAAAGGGAATACTAAATGCAGTCCCGGGTACGGGAGCAATAACCGGGTTGATTAACACGGTGTCAACAGCGGCGACCAACGGTATATCAGCCGCGGCAAGTTTAGTTAGCGGTGCAGCCTCAATAACAGGTATAACCAGCGGGTTAACTACAGCCGCCGGCAGCCTAGGTGGGGCATTGACTGCGGCAACAGGGTCGTTGACTGGCGCACTTAGTGGTGGACTAGATGCATTGAAAAAGGGAGCTACTTCACTATCATCACTTGCTTTGTCAGGCTTGCCGCCAGGCTTGGGCTCTCAGCTATCTGCGGCTATGAATTCATTATCAGCTGGTGGATCGTTGCCTATTAAACTCCCAACAGTTGCGTCAAACACATTAGATAGAGGGGAACTTAACGCCCAGCTAACTAGTGTATTGGGTAATGCTAAAATTCCGATGCCTAACTTCACGGGCGGGCAAGCCAGCGCTAGTTTGCAGTTGACAAAGAAACAAACAGAATCATATGAGAAATATGATAAGGTTAAGAAAGATTTAGAAAAAGCACAAGATGAAATATTTGATTTGAAGAAGGCTTACTATAACGCTAAGAAAGATTTGCCTGCAGGCGATCCGGGTATTGAAACTGCAAGAGATGCATTGTATGCAAAAGAAGAACAACTAGTTGCAATTAGAAAAGAGCTACAAACGTTGGCTACAACAGCATAAATAAATTAAAGGATACATATGCCATCATATATTGGGTTCAGTACGATTAACGCTAACAAACCACAGTCAACTAACCTTGCAGGTGGTAGTTCAGGCGGGGCCGGCGGCATTATGCAACCAATCGTATATGGTAAAAAGTACAGATCGGTTGATGCACAATTAGTCATTCAAGATTTTATTAATGCATTGAATATTCCTCAAGGGCAAAAAGTAGGAAATCCAGCATATGGTACTACCCTATGGTCGTTTGTATTCGAACCTAACACTGCGGATGTACAGTTTCAATTAGAGAATGAAATCACTAGGGTTGCTAGTTTAGATCCTAGAATGATTCTCAACTCAGTTAAAGCATACCCACAAGAAAACGGGATTTTAATTGAAGTTGAATTAGCCATAACACCCTTCAACCAAGCACAATTTCTTAATGTGTTCTTCAGTAGTCAAACTAATACCGCAGCCGCTCAATAACCCTTAAAAACCAGTGTTTTCAAGTATGATAAATACTTAAAAGAGAACACATCCCATGGCTACAAGTTCAAGACAATCAGCATTATTCGGCGTTAATGACTGGAAAGCGATTTATCAGACTTTCCGAGAAGCCGATTTCAGAAGCTACGACTATGAAACCCTTCGTAAAAGTTTCATAGATTATCTGCGTGTATATTACCCAGAGACATTTAACGACTATATTGAATCTAGTGAATTTATTGCTTTACTAGACGTTATGGCGTTCATGGGTCAAGGTCTTGCTTTCCGTAATGACTTAAACACACGTGAAAACTTCATTGATACTGCTGAACGTAGAGACAGTGTTGTTAAATTGGCTAACTTGGTTAGCTATACACCTAAACGCAACTTAGCAGGTCAAGGATACTTGAAAGTCGTCAGTTTGTCAACCAGTCAGAACGTCATTGATGTTAACGGGTTGAATCTAAGCAATTTAACTGTATTATGGAATGACCCTGCAAACCCTAATTGGCTAGAGCAGTTCAACACTATCATTAACGCCGCCTTAGTGGACGCACAGCGAATCGGCCGCCCTGGCAATTCAGCACAATTGTTAGGTGTAAAGACAGATGAGTACGCACTTAATATCCCTCAAAATAGTTTACCGATCATCCCATTCACTAGCTCGGTTGACGGTACAAACATGAATTTTGAATTAGTATCCGTAACCTCAGTTGATGAAGATTACATATATGAAATTCCTCCTGCACCAAGCGGTCGTTTCAATATGTTATATCGCAACGACAAATTAGGTTACGGTAGCCCAAACACAGGTTTCTTCTTCTACTTCAAGCAAGGATCATTGCAGAATTTTGACTTTACCTTAGAACAACAAATCAGTAACCAAGTAGTTGACATTGATATTCAAGGTATTAACAATACTGATACATGGTTGTATCAATTGAGTGCTACAAACGGAACTACCGGGTTGTGGAAAGAAGTTGAAAACGTATATGCTGATGCATATTTGCAAACAGAATCTAGTGTGCGCAAGATTTTTAGTGTAGGTTCAAGATTTAACGACCAAGTATCGTATATATTTGGTGATGGTATATTCAGTGAAATACCTGTGGGTTCTTTCAGATCATATGTACGTGCAGGCAATGCGTTGACATACACAGTTGATCCTTCTGAAATGCAAGGTATTACTGTTGCATTCTCTTATGTAAACCGAGTAGGAAGAATTGAAACACTAACAATTGGATTAGCATTGCAAGTGCCAGTGTCTAACGCTCAAGCACGTGAGTCATTAGCTAATATTAAACAACGTGCTCCAACTCGTTACTACACACAGAATCGTATGGTTAACGGAGAAGATTATAACAACTTCCCATATACATTATACAGTTCCATTATCAAATCAAAAGCGATTAATCGCAGTTCAGTTGGTGTATCTAAAAACTTAGATATGTTAGATCCAACTGGAAAGTATTCCAGCACAAATAGTTTTGCAAGTGACGGCGCGTTATACCAAGATACAAGTAACGGTTATCTAGCACTAACAATTACTACAACTGGTAGTATTATAACGTTCTTAACAGATACTCTATCGTCAGTGTTGTCTGCTAATAAAGCAAAACAATATTACACGCAAAACTATACTAGATATTCAGTAAACAGTGCCAGCGGTGATGGTACTGTGTATTGGAAAACTAAAACAGTAGATGCAAATAGTGAGACAGGTTATTTCTATAATTTAAGTAATTCACAAGAAGTTCCAATTCCTGTCGGAACATATTCTACTAATAATGTAAAGTATATTAACAAAGGAGCGTTAGTGCAATTCTCTGCACCAACTGGATATTATTTTGATAGTAATAACCGATTGGTATCAGGTGTTCCGGGACCAGCTGACCCTACAGTGTTGTGGACTACTGTACTTAATGTAATAGGTGACGGCTATAATAACGGCGAAGGTGGCTTTAGTAATGGAACAGGTCCTATTGTATTAAACGGGTATGTTCCGGGTGGAGCAATACTAACCACTATACTACCTACTTTTGATAATACACTATCGGCAGAAATAATACAGGAATGTATTATTAGAATGGAACTGCAACAAAACTTTTCATTAGTATTCAATAACTCATTAGCAGTGAATCAAGAACGTTGGTCTATTAAACCATACGATGATGCTAATTGGTTTGTTAATTTCCAAAGTCAATCTGCCAACAAGTACATAGTGACATTCCGTGCGCTAGCATATTACTTTGGAAGTGTTGCTGATACTAGATTTACATTCGAAGCAAATAAACTAGTATATGATCCATTCTCTGGTAAGATATTACAAGACTTTGTTAATGTTCTTAGTAGCAACACACAACCAAATTCTAATTACCCGTTGAACAAAGATGTTAAAGTAAGTGTTATTGGTCAAACAGTTGAATCAGATGGGTATGTAGATGACTTTGAAGTTGAAGTTGCTAGCATTGATGTGAACGACAGAACTATTATCTCTAATCCAGACTTCTTCACACAAGTTACAGGATATGTTACCGGTAATTCTAATATTGGGGTATATGTATTTTTTGAGTTGATAGAGAATGATATTACGTTGAACACCTATCAGATTGTACCCAGTACATCTGTGGTTTATCAATATGCAACTAAAACACAAATTGAAGTTGCAAAATATGAATATCCTGAAGGTCAATTGTTCTATGCATATGCTGATAATATATTTTATATTACTCAGCAAGATAATGCAATCACAACGCCATACTATGTGTTGATTGAACAACCACAGTACTCAGTTAAGCCCGGTCGTCAAGGACTGATATATCAATATCGCCACAATAGTAATAATACAACACGTATAGATCCTGCAACTACAAACATCATTGATTTATATGTTGTCACCCAAGCATATTATACTGAATATCAGAATTGGATTCAAGATACCACGAACACAATTCCTATGCCGGACAAACCTACTATTAATGAACTAAGCCAAGAGTATAGTAAAGTACAAGATTACAAGATGTTAAGTGACAGTGTTGTTTTAAACAGTGTTGTATTCAAACCATTGTTTGGACCTAAAGCCGCCTCTGCATTAAGAGCAACTATTAAGGTTATTAAGGCATCTAACACTAATGCAAGTGATAGTGAAATACGTAGTGCAACATTGACTACTATGAATACCTATTTCAGCATTAACAATTGGAACTTCGGAGATACATTCTACTTCTCTGAATTGAGTGCATATATTCACGGTGAGATTGGTGAATTAGTTAGCTCAGTTGTGCTAGTACCAAATGACCCTACAATGAGTTTTGGAGATTTATATGAAATCAAATGTGCGCCATACGAGATATTCGTAAACGCGGCAACGGCTAGCGATGTGGTAGTAATTTCAGCACTAACTTCCGCCGAATTACAAATAAGATAAGTACTATAAGTAATCGAGATAAACAATGGCAACACGAATCAGAACACTAAATTTTTTACCAGACATATTCAAAACTCCAACTAATGCTCAGTTTTTACGAGCTACATTGGATCAGATTGTACAACAACCTAATACTCAAAAGATAGAAGGTTATATTGGTAGTAAGTTTGGTTACGGTATTAATCCTAAGGATTATTACGTTACTGAACCTACAAAAACTAGAGTTGATTATCAACTTGAACCAGGCGTTGTCTTTACTAAGAACAACGAATCTACAGCGCAAGATTTTATATCATATCCTGGTATCATTGATGCACTTAAGTTAGAAGGTGCTATTACTGATGATAATAATCGTTTGTTTAATAGCGAGTTCTATTCATGGGACTCGTTTACTAACTTAGACAAGATTATTAACTATAATCAATATTACTGGTTACCTAACGGCCCAGAACAAGTCGTGGTTTCTGCGGATACTGTTTTCATCTCAACTGATTATATTGTAAATGATGCTACCAACGGATATATAATAACAACGCCTACTGGTGGTGCCGGCTCAACTAACCCAACACTAACGTTGTTGCGTGGTGGCACATATACTTTTGCAGTTAACCAAACAACACAGTTTTGGATTCAAGGTGAACCGGGTGTAACTGGATATAGTCTAACTCAACCTAACATACAAACAAGAGATGTATTTGGAGTAACTAATAACGGTACTACGTCCGGTATCGTTACTTTCACTGTACCTAATAAAAATTCACAGAACCAATACAATTTCCCCGGAAACAATTCAGTAGGTGTAGTTAGTACATTACCCTTCATTCAAGTTAACGGAGCGAGAGTAAGTGACATTGGTGGAATTGATAGTATCACTTCACTAGAAGGATTGACTGTGATGTTCTACAACACCGGTGTTGTAAATGAGAGCGGATTTATATCTAACTTCTTTGACTATACTGCGTTTGACGTAAATAATGATTTAGTTCCGGCTGCAACAATATCAGTGACAAATACTAATGCTACTGGTAATCTTATTACATGCAACACGACTGCTGATTTAATTGTAGGTTCAACTATTACCTTCACCGGTACACCTTTTGGTGGAATATCACAGTACTCAGAAACACTACCTAATACTCTATATTATATAGAATCCATTGTTAACAGTACACAGTTTACCGTATCACTTTCTCTAGGTGGAACGCAAGTAACATTGACGACTGCTAGCGGCGCAATGACAGGTAATATTAATCAAGGTTTGATGGAAGAAGGTTACTACACACAAGTGAATAACACCTTCTATACTGTTACTTACGTAGGAGACCCTTCAAACCCAACAATCAGATTATTACCTGCAGGTCCTATTCCAATTGAAGAAAAAATTCTTCCTCAATATGGTAGCGAGTGGATTAACAGAGAATTTTACAAAGACGTTAATGGTAATATTTCTATAGTTCCTTACTTAAGTTCATTGTTAGATACGTTGTACTACCAAGATGGCACTACTGCTAATAAAGTAGGTGTAATCAAATTAATTGATAGCAACACTACTAACAGAATTAATGTTGAAACTGACATATTAGGTAAAATTAATTACACAGCATCAAATGGTGTTGTTTTCACCAACGGTCTTAAAGTGGTATTTGAAGGTGACATATACCCATCATCATACAAAGATGGACAATATTATGTTGAGGGTGTAGGAACAGCAATTGAATTAATTCCTGTCGCGGACCTAATTGCACCAGAGTCATTTACAGTAAGTACATATATCCCCTATGATACTACCCCGTATGATATTGGAAACTATGATAGCGACTTATATATACCTGTAGTACCTGACTACATTACTATTTCTAGAAATAGTATCAACAAAAATGCGTGGTCAAGAAGTAACAGATGGTTCCATATTGATGTCATCAATGCATCTGCAACATACAATAATAATCCAAGCATAGCAACTGTTCTAGCCACGATTAATAACAAGGCTAAGCGCCCAATTATCGAATTCTATCCAAACTTGTCACTATTCAACGCAGGAGCAATTGGTAAAGCTCCGGTTGATTTTATTGACATGCGAACTACTGACGCATTCACACAAGTTGCCGGCCAGCCGAGCTATTATCCTGACGTTGCTTCTTATACTACTGCAAGCGCATCTTTCGTAGGTACACTATTATCTGCTGGTTCTTTTACTATCGGTAAACAATATAAAATTATCAGCTTAGGCACAACTAACTTTACCGCTATAGGTGCAACCGCAAACACAGTGGGCACAACGTTTGTTGCAACAGGTGTTGGTTCAGGTTCTGGTACGGCATCTGTATACATTACTCATACTGTTACCGATACCAGCGGGTACCCAGCAAACACATTAACATTAGATTCACTTGAAACAACGGCTGATATGAAGGTCAATGACAAGATTGTGTTCTCTGGTACAATGATCGGTGGTCTTACTTCAGGTGCAGTTTATTATATCAAGGATATACTAGACACAACTAAATTTACAATCTCATTGACACAAGACGGTGATGTATTACCTGTAACTACTGCTAGTGGTGGCTCTATGGTAGCTACTGTAACCCCGTTGAGTACTACAATCACTGTAGCAAATGCAAACTTGTTTGGATCATTGCAAGTAGGACAGTACATTGCTGACTCTACTAATCTATTACCAAATAATTCATTAGTATCAACTATCTCTCAAACAACTACCACTACTACTATTACTATAGTGTGGGCTAGCGACACATTGTTTGCATCCACATCAGTGGCGGCATTAGTATCAACTGATACCACTGTTGATAACTATGCATTATTTGAAGGTAGTCGCATAGTATTCACAGTAGATTCTGATTTGGAAGTACGTAATAAAATTTACGTAGTTCACTTCTCTACTGTCAGTTCATCAGGATCACCAATTATTACATTGAGCGAAGCGGCTGACGGTGACGTATTGCCTAACGAACAGACTGTTGCTTTTAGAGGATACAACAATGCAGGAAAAGATTTCCACTTTGATGGTGTTGAATGGATTAGTTCACAGCAAAAAGTAAACGCAAATCAGCCACCGTTATTTGATATCTACGATAGCAACGGCATCAGTTTTGGTGACCGCTCTGTATATGTTGGTAGTTCTTTTGTCGGAACAAAACTATTTGCATATGGTATTGCAAGTGCTGGATTAGATGATACCGTATTAGGGTTCCCAGTACGCTATAGCTCTGTTAACAACGTAGGAGATATTAGCTTTGATGTTTCGCTAAACTCCGATACGTTTGACTATGTTAATGGATCTACTCCTGTCACCCAAAAAGTAAACACTGGATACGTATATAACTACACTTCTACCGCGACATTTAATAGACAGTTGGGCTGGCAAACAGCCGTCGCCCCTAGCGTGCAGTATCAGTTGTTCCAATATACATACGGCCCCGACACAATAGACACCTTCTTCTTAGATATTGCTACTATTGGTGAGACACAATCTAAGTGGCCAGTTATTCAAGTGTATGCTAACAATATTTTGTTAGATGCAACTGAGTATTCTTATACTACAACTAACAACAGCACAACTATTGTGATGTTGACCACGCCTGTAGAAGCACAGATTGTTCAAGTGTTGTTATTAAGCGACCAAGTGAGTAAGACTGCTTATTATACTATACCTGTTAACTTGAACAACAACCCATTGAATCAAGACTTGACTATCGCTAACATTGGTGACATTCGCGGCCAGTATCAGAGTATTTTCTATAACAACCCAAATACAACCGGTGAAGTTTTTGGCTCAAACAACTATCGTGACTTAGGCAATGTTGTGCCATGGGGCAACAGAATCATTCAGAATAGTGCAAGCTTAGTATTGCCTAGCGTATTCTTGCGTAAGCAAAATCACAACTTGTTTAATGCATTGATGTTTAACAGCAGAGAATATATTGCCTTCAAGACATTACTAGTTGACACTGTTAACAAGACTGCGTATTCTAGATTACAAACTCCTGCTGAAATGCTAGACAACGCACTAGACCAAATGGCTGCTTCAAAAACTGACAGCGAACCATTCTTCTGGTCTGATATGTTACCTTCTAAGGCTGCGTATGTAACAAATACATATTCTTTCGCAAACTCATTAGATGTTAGTATCTATCCTTTAACTAGAGTCTATAACTTTGCTACTGCAAATTATTACGGTGTGCTAGTATACTTGGTTAGAACTACTAATGGGTTTACACAAACCACTCAGCTTGTAAAAAATGTTGACTACTCAGTTAGTGCAACAGCACCGTCATTGACAGTTACATTAGACTTATTGCCAAACGATCAGATTATTATCAAAGAATATAATCAAACATACGGTAGCTATGCACCCAACACTCCTACTAAGATGGGGTTGTATCCTGCATCAATTCCGAGTGTCGTATTAGATTCGTCATACAATGTCCCTACATATTTTATTAAAGGACACGACGGTTCATATAATAAATTATACGGTGAGTATGACCCTGTCACAGGTGTATTGATTGACTTCAGAGATCAAGCTTTGCTTGAGTATGAAACACGTGTATATAACAACTTGAAACTAAGCAACACTATTCCTGTACAGGAATACGAGGTATTACCCGGTTTCTTCAGAGAAACAGATTACACGTATGATGAAGTCTTGAAAATATATTCAGAAACATTCTTGAATTGGGTAGGTCAAAACAGAATAAATTACAAACGTCAAATCTTTAATAAGCAAGACGAATTCACTTGGAATTACTATCAAAGTGGAAACAAAATTAATAAAGCCGTTATCCAACCAGGAAACTGGAGAGGGGTGTATCAATATTTCTACGATACTAGTACTCCCGACACAAGTCCTTGGGAAATGCTCGGCTTTAAAAACATGCCATCATGGTGGGCAACACGATACGGTCCTGCACCATACACAAGTGACAACTTAGTGTTATGGGGTGATTTGGCAGCAGGTATTAATTGGAATAACGGTGACCCAGTTGTTATCGAACAAGCAATACGTCCTCAATTACTAGACGTACTGCCAGTGGATAGTGCAGGTAACTTAGTGTCACCTTTTGTATCACTCGTAGGCAATTACAACGGTAATATTTTCCAACGTGATTGGAAAGTTGGTGATGCGGGTCCTGCAGAATTCTCATACCGTAGAAGTAGCTCATATCCTTTTGATTTGATGCGTATAATTGCATTGACCAAACCAGCAGAGTTCTTCAACTTAGCAGTAGACGTTGACAACTACAAATATAACGAGGAGTTTAATCAGTACTTGGTCAATGATAGAAGTCATTTAGTACTAGGTGACATAGAAATCTACGGTAACGGTACAGCTAAAACTAGTTACATTAACTGGATAGTTGACTATGAAAAACAAGTTGGCATAGACGCAACACAGAACATATCAGACTTGTTAAAGAACCTAGATGTTCGTTTAGTATATCGTGCTGCCGGCTTCACTGATAAGAACTTGTTAAAGTTCTACGTTGAAAAGGGTACTCCGAATAGTAGAAATGCATCGTTGTTGATCCCTGACGAAAGCTA